AGGTTGGCTTCTATGGCGTCACCCAATCGCACAGCGCACCGCTGCGCTTCAGAGCGGTTCGGGTGTGTCCGCGGCTTCTGCCTCCTACGGCGCCACTCAGGCAGCGTGGGCAGTGGAGGTCACGGCCACGCTCATCGCGCTCGGGCTCTGGAAGGGCTCGTAACCGTGAAGAAGGTCGTGTTCTGCGTGCCCAGTCTCGCAGGACCGACCGCTCCCTTCGTTCGGTCACTGGAGGCGTCACTGCCTCTGGTGACTGACGGAGGGATTTGGGAGCACGCGTACGTCGAGGAGGTGGGCAATCCCTATATCTCAGGCGCGCGCGCGACGATGCTCCGCAAGGCGCTCGATGCGAAAGCGGATGCCATCGTGTTCCTAGACTACGACCTGTCGTGGCAACCGAATGCGCTACGCAAGCTGATCGACACCGATGGCGATGTTGTCTGTGGCGTCTACCGCTACAAAGACGAGCCCGAGCATTACATGTGCAGCATCTTCAGTGCGCCTAACGGTCGGCCGATTGTGCGCGCAGATGGCTGCATTAAGGCCAACGAGATCCCCGGCGGCTTCATGAAGATCACGCCCGATGGCGTGGGTAAGTTCATGTCTGCCTATCCCGAACTGATGTACGGGCCGAAATACAACTCATCGATCGACCTGTTCAATCATGGCGCGATCGACGGAATCTGGTGGGGCGAGGACTATGCCTTCGCGCATCGCTGGAACAGGAAGTGTGGCGATCTGTGGATTCTCCCGGATCTCGATATCGACCATCACCTCGTAAGCAAGAAGGACTCGTCCATCACGGGCGTGTTCAAGGGTAATTTTCACCGCTATCTGCTGGCGCAGCCCGGTGGCAGCGAGTCTAGCTGTCCGATCCCGCCATGAAAAATAGCGAACTCATCACCGATGCGCTTCGAGAGATCGGCGTAATCGATGCATACACCGAGCCCAGCAGCGAAGCGGCTGCGTCGGCGCTGAGAAAACTCAACTCATTGATGAGTTCACTCAAGGCCGAGACGATTGAGCTTGGCTACTTCTCTCAGACGAACGCAAGCGAAGATCTGCCGCTGTCAGAGGATGACGCGCTATTGATCATGCCCATCTTCGCGATGGCGCTGACGATCAACTATCCCAGCGCACAGATCCCGCAGACGCTGCCAGCGTGGGCGGCCAGCAATCATTCGCGTCTACTGCTCAATGCTGTGCTTGGCAACGCACAGGAAGCGAGTTTGACGAATATGCCGCTCGGTTCATGGCGCGGCTGGTGGTAGATGAAGCTCCCGCTTCCGATCTCAACCTACAAGCTGGACGCCACGCAGGCCAGCGCGCGCAGGTTGGTCAATTGCTACATTGAGCAGGTTGATGCAAAGAGTCCCGTGGTGCTCAAGCGATCTCCTGGCATCAAACCATGGGGAACGGTCGGTACGAAAGGTCGTGGGCTTCACGCCGATACGCGCACCGGCAAGCTCTACGCCGCGTCTGGCAATTCGCTGTATCGCGTGTCAACGGATGGCATAGGCACAGCGCTCGGCACGATCATCGGCGATGGCATGGTATCGATGGACAACAACATCGATTCCGTCGTCTGCGTGACCAATCCGCAGGCGTATTACTACAACGGCACCTTCGGGCAGATCACCGATCCCGACTTCACCTCACGCGGTGCGTCGCAGGTCAAGTTCCTCGGCAACTGGATGCTATTCCTTGAGCCCGACTCAGGCCGCCAGTTCGGCGCGAACTTCGGCACCGTAACAAATTTCGATGCGCTGAACTTCGCAACCGCGGAAGGCTCACCGGACAATACGAACCAGATCCTGTCCGACAAGCAACAGCTTGTTCAGCTGGGCTCAGTGAGCACCGAGATTGCGTACAACTCAGGTCGATCAGGGTATCCCTTCGAGCGCCTTCCCTCGGGAGGTGATTTCAACCTCGGCACGCCTGCAACAATGAGTGGCGCGCTGATCGACAACACCTTCGGCTTTCTCGCCTCGGACTTCACCGTGCGACTGCTTCGCGGCGTGACACCGGTACGAGTCTCAACCCACGCCATCGAAGAGGCGATCCGATCGCTGGAGCGCAAAGATGACGCAATTGGACTGGCATTTACTCTCACCGGGCACCTGTTTTACGCCCTCAATTTTCCTTCTGGTGAGCGAACGTTCGTCTACGACGTTACTACTCAGCAGTTCCACGAGGTTGGTAGTTATATCGACCAGAACTGGCAAGTCGTGTCGGTCGCGGCGGCATACGGCAAGATCCTCGTGCAAGACGGCGCCACGGGACGCATTGGCGAGCTAGATCCTGGCTATTACGCGCACTGGGATGAGCCCCAGGTCATGTCTTGGACGTACCAGAGCGTCTATGCCGAGAACGAAACGGCGTTCCATGATCGTCTGGAGATCATCGGCACTAAGGGTGTTGGGCTAATCAGCGGGCAGGGATTCGATCCGCAGATCATGCTCGAGGTGTCGGACGACGGCGGCAAGACCTTCCGCATGTTCTCCTCGCGCTCACTTGGCAAGATGGGCGAGTACAAGTGGCGAGTGTTTTGGGATCAGCTCGGATCATCGAAAGACCGCGTTTATCGCTGTTCTGTGTCCGATCCGGTGGAAGTGGCCATCATGGATACGCAGCTTTATACGCGCGGTGGACGGGTATGAGTGTTCGCGGCGTCACGATCCGACTGCCCGAGAAGTACTCAGATCTACTGCCGGTGTTCAACGATATCTTCACGAAGATCATGTCGCAGTTCGACATTCGCGACGATGGTTCGGTGTTTGCGTCCAGTCTCTACTACGACCAAGCGACAGATACGCTCACCGTTGGCAACGCCAATATCAGCAACAGCGATATCAACGATAGCGACATCGGCACCGGGACCGACATCAACGAAGGCGCGAAAGTCACGAACCAGCGGGTGCTTCCGACACTGAACTACGCGAATGCAGGATCGATTCAAAACACGATTCCACTTACCGCATCAGCAGATTCGTTGTCTGCGGAAATTCAGATTGGCGCGCACACTGTGCATTTTGGCGGCGTACCCACATCGTTCAATTCTGGGTCAGTGGTCGGCTTGCTGACCGAAACCGATTATCGGGTCTACTGTGACGACCCTGATCTAGACGGCGGGGCGGTGATCTACTTCGCCACAACCAGCACAACACTGCTAGCCGACAACTTGAGTCGATACTTTGTAGGCTCGATCAGAACGCCGCTCTCTACCATTTCTGCTGCGCTTTCTGCGGCAACGAACGCCAATCCATGCGTAGTAACGACCGGCGCGCCTCATGGCTTCGGCACTGGTGATCAAGTGACTTTTGTCGGTGTGGGCGGCATGACTCAGCTGAATGCCCTTTCTGCCACAGCGATTACTGTCGGATCTCCGACGACATTCAGCCTCAATGGGGTGAACTCGACGGCCTTCGGCATCTACACGTCGGGGGGCACTGTAACTAGGGTGGCAACTGATGGTCTCTACGCGGGAGGCGCAGGCGGCGGCAGCGGGTATATATATGATTTCGCTAGCTATGGCCAGCCACTCTAGCGGGCCCGAAAGAACTCGCCGTGCTCCTGTTGCCCGATTTCATCACGGACTCTGATGGCCGTAGGTAGGTCTCTGTATGACCCTCTGTACTTACCATTGACGCTGACATGGTACGCAGTTCCATACCGCATCTGTCGAGAAGAAATGCCCTTGATGCCAATTTTGTTGGTTTTATTCGGGTGAACATTGAAGCGATTCTGTTGTCGCGTCGCTGCTCTAAGGTTCGTCCATCGATTGTCGTTAGGAGTTACGTTCCTGTGATCAACGTCTGCAGTCGGATCGGTCCCGGTCTGCAATTTAAAGATCAATCGATGAGCCAAATAGCATTTGCCGTCTACTCTAACTTGGATTGGCCCGGTTCCCTTCCGGACAATGGGTTTGTTGCAAAACCGTTGATTCCACGCCACGAAAGCCGCCTCGCTCCAAAAATCAGAACGAGGTCGCGGGCGACGCGTGAGAAGCCCGGACTCAGGGCTGTAAGAAAAAAGTTCGCGAATGCGGTCAGCGGATGGCAGAGTAAGCGCAGCCATGGGGTCACCTCTATTGACGCTGTGGTTAGAAGCCCGGGCAACGTTAGCGCGTTCTCGGGCTTCGCTATTTTAGAGCATTGCACATGATTGTGAAATGCCGACGAGTACTGCTTTCGAACGATCACGACAATTCCAAGTGGATCGTTTTGCAAGCCTACGTCGATGGCCTACCGCAGTTAACCAAGACAGGCACGATCAGCACAGCAGCGCTTGCCGATGGCTCGGTGACTATCGAAGGCGAGCGCCAGCGCCTGATCGATACCGTCAACGAATATCACATTCGATGGGTAGCGGCTGAAGTTGCCATTGCGGCATTAGACAAATGAACTACGAGATTTCTAGTTTCACGTGGAGCATCGCGACTCACGATCATCGTCGCGATGTCATTGCTCTTGAGCAGACCATGCTCGCGGCGCTGGGCGATCAGAATCTAGCGCCCACTTGGCCTGTACAGAACCTATTCGCGCAGGGCATGTATGCGCGCTCACTGTCTATTCCGGCCGGCGCTGTGCTGACTGGCGCGATTCATCGCTACGACCACTTCAGCATTCTGCTCAAGGGTGAAATGACCATTACGAGTCCGGAAGGGCCAAAGCGCATTCAGGCTGGCGATATCTTTGTCACGCTCGCCGGGAGCAAGAAGGCCGGATATGCGCATGCCGATAGCGTTTTCCTCACCGTCGAACGAACTGACCACGCCAACGAAGCTGATGCGATGGATGAACTTGTGACCAACGACTACGAATCCTTCATTCGGGAGTACGCATGTCTGCCGCAATAGCTGGTGGCTTTCTCGTCGCTGCTGGCACAGCCTACGCCGCCAATCGCCAGGGAGCCGCTACCGATAAGCAGGTAGGCTCGATGAACAGCGCGAACGCCCTGTCCGAGCGTCAGACGCAGCAAGCCAGAACCGACAACGAGCCGTGGCGTGTCACGGGCGCTGGCGCGCAGAACATGCTCGGCCGTCTGTTCGGGCTTCCCACGGTCACGCCGGGGCAGGCTGCCGCTCAACAGGACGTCAAGATTGGCGATACCTACCTGCCAGCAGGTACGACCACGACGGGTGGGCAGGGCGGATGGTACGAGGTCCTCAACGGAGGCAACCGTATTGGTACGCTTCGACCAGGCGGCCCTAGCGGGCAGTTCCTCAACGATCAAGGCGTCGACATCAATGCGCTTCGCTTGCAGCAGGAACAGCAGCAGGCTGCGGCAAATCCTCAGGCCGGCCCGGACATGTCGGCGTTCACCGCAAGCCCTGGCTACCAGTTCCGTCGCGATGAGGGTACGCGCGATGTCGCGAACGCGTTTGGCTCCAGTGGCGGGGCGTTCTCGGGCAATGCACTTAAGGCGCTGGCCGAGTTCAATTCGGGCCTCGCATCTCAGGAATTTGGCAACTTCGTCGGCCAGCTAAACACCATCGCCGGCAATGGGCAGCAGGCGACGAGCGAGAACAACATGCTCGGCGCCAATGCGGCGAATGCCCAGGGGCGCAATGCGCTCTACGCAGGTGACGCTCGAGCATCTGGCATCGAGAACACGGCGAACATCATCGGTAGTGGCCTGAACCAACTTGGCGGCATGGCCGGCTATTACAAGAAGAAACCGAACCTTTCCGGCAGTAGTTGGACGAGTCAGGCGACTGCCGCAGGAGTGAGCTGATGCCTATCCAAGCCCCCCAGCCGGTCAATGCGTTCTTTGCCGGCCGCCAGGCTCGACAGGATGAGGAATACGCGAACACGCGCAATGCGCTCGCGCAAGATGAGCTTGCGGCTGCGCCCGTGGAGCGGCAGCAGCGCCAACAGATGAACGCGCTCGCGCTCAAGCGAGGCGAATCGCAATACTCGAAAGAACAGGTACAGGAGTCGCTGCAAAAGACCGCTGCGGCTGCCATGCGCATCTCGCAGTCAAAGTCGCCGATCAGGGATCTGACCTCGGCATACCCCGACTTCGCGCGCACCCTGGCAGAGAAGCACCCTGAGATCGTCAACTACAGCGATGATGAGCTTAAAGATTTCATGGGCGTCATCGCCGGGCAAGCGCAATCGGAGCTTGGGCTTGCGCCTGCGCAGCCGAAGACACCGGAAGCCTTCACTCTGGGCGAGGGCCAGACGCGGTATGGGCCGGACGGCAAGCCCCTCGCGAGCGCGCCCAAGTCGAATGCGATGTCGCCCTATCAGGCGCAGCGGCTGGAGATCGAACGACAGAAGCTCAACAAACCGTCGTCCGCCGACACTGGCCCGCTGGTCCAGATCGCGGGTCCCGACGGAAATCCTCAATATGCCACTCGCGAGCAGGCCGTTGGCAAACCCGCCTACGTAGCTCGCGACAAGCCTGCCGCCGCCGATGTGAAATGGCAGCGCGAGATCAAGTCGAAGCAGCCACGTCTATTGGCCGCAGAGCGTCGAGTAGAGCGACTGGCTCAAGCGGTCGCGGAGATATCGAAAAACAAGGTATTCGACGGCGGGCCGATGGATGAGATGGCCTTGCGATACACGAAGCAGGGCCAGGAAGTGGCTCAGGCCAAGGCATCGCTAACCTCCGAATTGACCGCGCTGACCCGAGTGCCCGGCATCGGATCACAGTCGGATCTGGAAACACGACTCGCGTCGCTGCCATTCCCTTCATCGGAATTTGCCCCTGAGGTGAATCAGAGGGCCATAGCGGAATTGCAAGCCTTCATGGCTGACCTCAAGGACGTTTATGGCTCGGCTCAGGCCGAGATTCAGTCCACCGAAGTCCAGTCGCTGCTCGATAAGTACGCGCCGCAATGACCGACCGCGCACGGCTTGAAAGGGCGCTGATTGCGGCCGACAAAGCAGGCGACACCGCGGCGGCAAAACAGCTTGCCGCGGCCTTGCGCAGCGCGCCGGCCCAAGAACCGGCCGCGCCGAAACTGAATTCAGTTAGCGATGAACTGAATTCAGCCACACAGCCGGCGCAATCTGATACCCGCCCCGTCGGCGACGCTGGTGACGTGATCATGGACCCGCTGCGCCAGATGGGCAGTGCGGCAATAGCCGCGCCCATAGCCGGCATTGCTGGCCTGGGCACGATGGCGGGCAATGCCATGGGGCTGACCGATAAGCAACCTGGCGATGTCGTGCGCAGCGTCCAGAGCGCTCTGACGTACCAGCCAAGGACCAAAGCGGGGCAGGTTGCCAGCAATGCTGTGGCATACCCATTCGAGAAACTGGCTCAGGGTGCGGATTACGTTGGCGGTAGGGCAGCGGAGCTTACCGGATCGCCGGCCGCGGGCGCAGCGGTCAACACGGCGTTACAGGCTGCGCCCGCGCTGTTGATGCGCCGCGGTGGCCGGGCTGCGCCTCAAGAGCTGTCCCTTGCGCCGGAGTCCCCTCGCGCAGCGCCTATTGAGCAGCCGGCGCCACAAGTACAGGCAACTCCGCCGCCGAGAGTCGAGGCGCCGCCGAGGCCGCAACCGACCCAGGACTATGTCGCGCCTGATCTGGTGCTAGAACAGCGTGCAGCGCCAGCCAAGAAAGTCGATACTGCGGCCGAGGTGCGCGCGCGGGACTATGCTCGAACTATTGGTCTGGATTGGTCTGCTCTATCTCGTGAGGTCCAAGCGACGCTCGCGAATGTTGCCCGTGATTCAAAGCAACTCGCCAAGCTGGACCCAGAGGCCGTACGACGACAGGCTCAACTGGAATCCCTCCCGGTCCCCGTTCCGGCAACTCGCGGTCAAGTCACGCGCGATCCGGTTCAGCTTCGCAACGAGGGTAACGTATCGGCTACGGACGCCGGGAAGCCCATCCGAGACACGCACCTTGACCAAAACCAAGCGCTCCTCGACAACCTTGACGTTCTGAAGAGCCGCGTCGGCAATCGACGTAATGCAGCCCAGACACGGGAGGCTGTTGGCATTTCAGTTCAGGACCAGGCGCTTCGAGCGAAACTTGCTTTGAAAAAAGAGGAGGTCAGCGCCAAGTACAAGGCCGCGGAAACGGCTGGAGAGCTACAAGGCAAGGTATCTCCGGCGCGCCTGATCCAGACAATCCGTAACACTCCAGACAAGACGCATTTTGGCTGGGTTGAGTCGTGGCTCAGGGATATGGAGGTCGTGAAGAAAACCGACAGCGGCACGGTCACCAGCAAGCTCACGCTGAAACAGATGGAGGATCTACGTCAGGCTGCTGTCGCTCGAGCGATGGACGGCGGGACAGAAGGTTACTACGCCGGCAAGGTCATTTCTGCGATCGATGCAGCGACTGACGGAGCAGGCGGGGCGCTCTACAAGGAGGCGAGGGCGGCACGCCGTCAGCAGGCGCTGGAATTCGAGGAGACCGGCGCTATCGCTCGCCTTGTAGAGAACAAGAGCCGCACGGATCGCGCAGTGGCACTCGAAGATACGTGGCGCAAAACCGTCATTGGCGGATCAATTCAGGACCTGCGCAACGTCAAGCGCTCGCTGCTGACCGGTGGCAACAACGCGACCCGCAATGCTGGCAAGCAGGCATGGCGCGATCTCAAGGCGCAAACCATCCAACACATCAAGGACGAAGCGACCAAGAGCGTTGCGCTGAATGAGCGCGGCGTTGCGAACATCACGCCGGCCGCCATGAAGCGCGCTATCGACTCAGTTGGAGAGGCCAAGCTCAACGAACTGTTCGGCACTGGCACATCGCAGCGACTGAATGGAATTCTTGAGGCAACGCGTACAGTGAAGACGGTTCCGCCTCCCGGGCACGCAGGGTCATCGACAATGTCGAACATGCTTTCGTTCCTGGAGCGCGGCTTGGGGAATATTCCCGGTATCGGTGGCGTGGCAGGCGGCACGTTCAAGACAGTCGCGAAGCTCAATGAGATGGGCCAAGCAGGCAAGGTCGTTCGGAAATCTCAAGATTTGCCGCTGCGATCTCGAAACGCTCTAGCAGATCCGCCCCCTCAAGGCTTCTGACAATCCTCTAGTTTCAACCAGACCCCGCCTCGTGCGGGGTTTTGCATTTCTGCGCCCGGAGAATCCATGGCCCACATGTTCGTTCAGCCGATCGGGCTGGCGCTGTCCAATGTTGTCGATCCGCTGAGTGGAGCGAAGGCGTATTTCTACGACGCGCAGACGCCCAACCCACGCGCGACATATACCACGCCTGCGCTGAACGTTGAGCATCCCGTTCCCGTTCCTGCGACATCCTTCGGGCGCTGGCCGCCAATCTGGATTGATCCTGCCGGCGGTCCGTACAAAGTAGACCTGAAGAACGCTGCCGGCGTCTCGTTTGCCGGCTACCCCATCGACAACATCCCTGTCGCTGTCGGCGTCGATGAACTCCTCGCCTCAATCGAGGCCGGCGGGCCCACGGCTTCCGATGATCTGCTGAACGTCATCGACCGCGACCGACTGCTCCACTACACGGACAATGCGACGCCCGGCGATACGGATCTGGCTGTCGCATTGCAGACCACCTTCGACGCGCGCACCAACAACCACCCGCAGATCAACTTCGACAATCAGATCGCACTCGGTGCACCGTTGCTGCTTCGAGAGAGCGGAATTCAGAATGCCTCGCTCATCGGCGGTGGACGCCTGAGCAGCGGTCTTGAGCCAGCGCTCGCCGATATCAAAACCGACGCGCAGGGCGAGAATTGCCTGATCTTCAACCAGAAGAACAACGGCCATCTGCACCTACAAAGCTTCAGCATCTCCGATGATGTGGTCTACACCGGAAAAGTTGTCTATGCGGTGGAGGGCGGCGGTACCGATGGCAGCGGTCAGGCGATGTTCTCCCCGGTCTTCACTGACCTGTGGCTCGCGCTGTCTTCAAATAACAGCGGCATATTCAAGGGCGGATTCTCCAATCTGTTCGCTCACCACAATGTCTACGAGAGTGTAAAAAACTACTGCTTCGGCCTGTTCGGCGCGGGCAATGGAGATCAATCCCACACCGACAACGTGATGAATTTCGCCTATGACAGCTATCTGTACCAGGCGGACGACACGTATTCTTTCAACGTCATTCGCGTGAATGGGCTGCATTGCTACCAGCACTTGCGCGGTCCACAGATTGAACTGGTGAAGGGCTCGAACCTCATCGTCGACGGCACGGTGATGGAGGCGCATCCATCGAACGTCGGCACCATCGGCGTCACCAAGCTCGCGAATGTTCGCGCCGCGCTCATCACGAACAACCTGATGACGATTGAGGCTGGTGTCCCGCGCGGCGATGTCGGCTACGAGATCAATGCCAGCACATCGCACTACGCGAAATACAGCTCGGCGATCATCACCGCGGACATCGGCCTGAAGATCAGCGGCACGGGCGTTGTCAAAGCGAGCTTCACCGATATCGATTTCGTCGGCTGCGGCAACGGCGCTGAAGTGACGGCTGCCGCGAGCGGCGAACTGAACTTCTACGGCTGCACTTTCTCCAACATGGACAAGTACGGCTTCTTGGATGTCCCGAACTCGCTCAACTGGAATTTCTACGGCTGCACGTTCAAGAACGCCGGCATGGACGGCACGACCACCGCGCGAATCTTCGACCTGAGCACTACGGGCAAGGTTCGCCTGATTGACTGCACCTATGGTCAGGATGATGCCTTGGCTGCCGCGACACACTTCTTCCGCAAGGAGAGCGGTGGCACGTTCGAAGTCATTCGTTCACGGCAGTTGGGTGTCCCGCCGACGGCGGTCAAGACCGGTGCGGGTGAAGTGCTGTTTGTCTACGAAGAAGGTTACGGCGGCGTCATCGCCTCTGCCGCATCGATCACGCTTCCGAGCAGCGGTGGCATCTTCGAAATTAGCGGCACGACAAACATCACCTCGATGGTCGCCGCCAATAACAAGGGTCGCACGGTTAAGCTGATCTTCCAGTCCACGCCAACCTTTACCAATGGATCGAACCTGAAGCTCTCGGCAAATCTCGTCGCAACCCCGAACGATACAATCTCCCTGATATGCGACGGGACGAACTTCCTTGAAACCGGACGGAGCGTTAACGCCACATGAGTGATCAATTGATGAAGCCAACAATTACAGAGATCAAAGCCGGCGGTTTCACCAGCGTGCGCAAGCAAACTATGGCGTCATTGCGGGATAAGACCAAGCCGCGCACCGTCGAAGTATTCAAGCGCGAGTCTGACGGCACCTTTTGGTGGGTCAACTCCAGCCACTGCGGCAAGGATGTCCACGTCCTGCAGGTGCAAGAGGTCACGAAGAGCGGCGTACTCACCTATCACGAGATCCGTGAGTGAAAACCCGGCCTCCGGCCAGCGAGCCCAAAGACTTCGCTGATTGGGAGATAGAGGCCAGATTGCGCGGCGACTCATTTGAAGAGAGACTGGATCGTTCGAGTAAGAACGCTCAGCGCCCACAGAAGCCCGGCGATGACAACACCGCGCCAGATCGCTTTTCGCCAGACCATGGGGAACCGTCCTTGACTGCCGAGCCTTCTTTCTTCGTGAAAGTCACCGTAAGCATATTCGCTTCTTTGGTCACCACGGGCATTGTGTGGATTACGGGCCTCTCCGTGTCAACGGCCCGAAAGATGGATGTACTTATTGAGCGACCTGCGCCTGTGCCGCTGTCGCAGTACGAGAGTGACATGCGGCAACTGAAAGAGCAGATCTCGATGACCACCAGTCGCGTCACGGCAATTGAGACGCGCCAAGTCGAAACCCTGAACAAATACGAGATCGGCCCGCAGCGCAGATGAGTTCGCGCTCCCTGGATGATCTTGACCGGCGAATGCAACCGCTGGCGAGATCGTTCGTGGCTGCGTGTGAAGCCGCTGGAATCGATCTGCTGGTCACCTGCACGCTACGCAGCAATGACGAGCAGGCCAAGCTGTACGCACAGGGAAGGTCGACCTCCGGAGTGATCGCGACCAATGCGCGGCCAGGCACGAGCGCCCATAACTTTGGGCTCGCCATGGACGTCGTTCCCCTCATCAATGGCAAGCCCTACTGGAACTTTACCCGCCGCGATCCTACGTGGTCGAAGATCGGCGAACTGGGGCAGGCAGCCGGACTTCAGTGGCTTGGCGCTCCGGGCTCGGAGTTTTTGGAAGGCGCGCATTTTCAGATGAAAGACTGGCGAGGACTGTTGTGAACAAAAAGGATTGGCTCGATGCGGCCGAGGTCTTCGACGCTTGGCGCGTAGTGCCCCGTTCCCTATTGTTCGGCTATTGCATCTGGGTCGTGCTGCTCACGAACAACATTCTGCTCTGGTACCAGCATCTGCCGGCTGCCGAGCGAAGCCTGGAGACATCGGGATTTGCGGGCGTCGTTATCACCGCCGTGACTGGCTTGGCAACCTGGGTATTCAGCATCTACACCGCTGGCGGTCGAGATTGGAAAGCGGAAGCAGGAACTGTCACCAGCGTGACGGCGACGACCGTGACCAAGGAAACGCCATGATCTCCGTGCGCCTCGCGCTCTACGGCGCCGGCCTGGCGCTCGCCATCGGCCTGCTCTGGTGGGCGCATCACACCATCTACCGTAGCGGCTACGACGACGCCACAGCTGAGATGGCGAAACAGGTGGCGCAGGCCAACGAGACCGCGCGCCTTGCTGAAATCAATTCCCGTGAAGCCGTGGAGGCCGTCGATGCGTCATATCAAGTTCAGCTCCAGGATCTGGATACGCGCTATCGGGATGCCGCTAGCCGCATCGGCCCTGTGCGCGTGTCAAAGTGCCCCAGTGGTATCGCGCTGTCCCGAGATCCCAAACCCGCCACCGTCGATCATGGTCCCGCCAAAGCAGACGAACTTTCTCGGGAGATTGGAGGCGATCTTGAACAGCTCGTCCGCGACGCCGATGAGCAGACCCAGCGACTTATCGCCTGTCAGGCCTATGCGGCCGAGGTGAGTCGATAGCGGCGGAAGCGCAGTCTCATGTACAATTCCGGCTGTGCCGGTTTTTGTACGGCGCAAGGTGAGAATGAAGCACAAAAACCGCTACACCTTACCATGATGATGCGGAGCAACAGAGCTAACCCGCTGATTCTAAAGACGCCGGAGTAGCTCAGTTGGTAGAGCAGCGCATTCGTAATGCGCTGGACTGATTGAGAATGCACTAGTTTTTCCCTGCTTTTTGTCGATTCTGATTTGCCGATGTGCCGGAATTTGAACGCCGGTTGTCGACGTACTGCACGTAATCCTCGGGATTGATGTGCCCATATCGATCGACCATTCGAGCGTCCGACCAGCCTCCCAATTCCTTGATCGCGTCCCGCGGCGTGCCCGCCAATTTGTGCCAGGCGGCCCATGTGTGCCTCAGGTCGTGGACGCGAAAGCCGGGTAGCCCAGCACGCTTACAGGCCTTTCGCCAGCACGTCTTGATAGACCCCACGGGCGCCCGGCCGAGGTGGTCCGTGAACACGTAAATGGGATGCTGGCCACGCTGCTGCTCAAGCACCTCGATGGCGTCGTTCGATAGCGGGAACCCGACATCACGCTTTCCCTTGAACTCGTCAGCGCCAACCCGGAACACCCGTGCCTTGAAGTCGACGTTTCGCCATTGGAGGCGGAACGTATTTCCTGACCGCGGCCCGACCGCGACCGAGAAGCGAACGATCTGGCGGGCATGCGTCGGCAGTTCGCGCCATAGCATTTCGAACTGCTCCTTCGTGGCCCACCGAGGAGGGGGCTTGTCAACATGCTGCGTCTCTACTTTTGGCGCTCTGATAAGCCAACCCCATCCGACGCATCTATTGAGGACAGATCGAACACACGCGAGAATTCTATTAGCAGTTGCGGGCTTTCTTTGGTGACGAAGGCCAGGTTCTCGACCGTCCACAAGGGCCTGCCCGATATCGCGCAATCGGTCATTGTCAATATCACCCAAGGCTGTCCCTTCAAGCCAATGCGCAACTGCCGCGAATGCCTGTTCATCTCTAGAGATGCTACGTTTGTGCGCCCTCTCTTTGAGCCACCGCTCTTTGGCTTCTTCCCACGTGTGCTGGACTTCGCCAAGTTCTATCTCCCGCCAGAGTTGCTCGCGGAGGCGGCGCTCAAATTCTTCCGCATCCTTCTTGCTATTTGTGCCACTCGAGACCCTAACCTCCCTCCCTGAGATAGTGAACCTGACCCACCAGGGCCCGGTCTTGCTCCGCTTGTACAGCATGCGTCATCTGCCTTGAGTTGTTCTTCGTCGAAGCGCCATAGCTTGCCGCGCTTGATGGCGGGAATCTTTCCAGTGCGCGCCCACTCACGAATCGTGGATGGCTCCACCCCGTAGCGCTCGGCGGTTTGCTCTACGGTGAGCACGGCAGCCCCTTCAGCGCTCGGCGCTCCCGCATATACGCCGCATGGCAATCCCCGCAATGAGACTGCTTCCGATCCCGAGTCCTGGGATGCGCGCTGAAACGCCCGAGCGGCATGGTGTGCCGGCCTCGGGCGCAGTACTTGGTGAGCGGGGAGGTCATGAGTTATCGGAAGCTCACTGGGAAGCGAACGGGGGATTGGGATTGACGTAGATCGTCGATTCTTCGTTTGCCTTCACGTCAACGCACCAACCATCCTTTTGTATCTGCTCCCGTTTCGGCGTTTTCTCACCAGCAAGATTCATTGCGAAACACAGCTTTGTGTCTTTGTCGGTTGTGAACGTGAAAGAGTAGCGCGGGATATCCGCAACGACAGTTGATGCTGCCAGTAGAAATGGAATGGCCATCTTCATCGACTTCCTTCCTTTTGTTGAGCAAGCCGCTCGCGCAGCACTAGCTTGAACTTCTCGAATCCAGCGCCCTGCGCATACTCGACTCCGTCCATCGCCAAGCCAATGCCGTAAAGCATGTCGTTGATGAACGTGTCGTCCGAGTAGTCTTCGAAGTGAGCCTGATCGGAATACGTCGCGACGTAGTGCTGTATCGATCCAACCCTGGCACGCATCAGTCGTCGCCTGCGCTCAGTTTCTCTTTTGTTCATCGCTTCTTCCTCCACGGACACCGCTCACAATACCCGCCCAGCCCGCAGGTGGCTTTCATGGCTTGGCTGGCGAGCATTGGTCGCACAGGTCACGGCCGTCCAAAGTAGTCCAGCCACTGTCACGCAACTCGTAAGCGATATCCTCGCCGTAGAATCCTCCCTCGGCCTTTCCTGGCTTCAAATCCAGGAGCATTTCTACACCGCAAGTTCCATCACAAATTACGACCACTTCTCTGCTCATCGAGCTTCTCCTACCTGAGAACCATCTCGCCACCAGTCGATGAACTTGGCGGCATCTTCTTTCGTGTCGAAGGTGATGTACGCAACGTCGTTCGGCCCAATTGAGCCGACTGGGTCAAGGCCCATATCGAAAATCTGTGCGATTGCCACAGGCGGCTCAGTTCGCAGCATTTCCAACTGCCGACCGCGCGTCCAGCCCTGGGGAACAGTAAGTCCGTGACTCATTGAGATCGCTCCGTGGTTACGTAGGCGCGCGCTATCACGGCGCCGAGAATTCTCTCTACATCGATCCTGGTGCGCGCCCAGTAGGCGTCAGTGCAGGCGTTGCGAAACATCAGAAGCCTGTCCTGAACGTACTGCGGCAACGTGTCGTGGCAATGGCTGCACCAACTCGAACCGTAGACCTCTGGTCGCTTCCCGCATCCCTCGCATTGGGCTATATCGTGACTCATCGGCTCTCCGACACGGTTAGTTCGCCTCTGCGCTCACGTAGCTCCAGCAATGCCGATAGCTTCCAATTCTGATCCATCGATCGCGCCTTAGCTGGCGTCGCCTCAAGCGATTGAATCAGCATCGCCAACTCGATGCCCGTGATCCGGTCATTCACGACACCCATGTCATCCTCTCCGCTGAGTATTGCGATTAGGGGCCAACTCATTCACTCGCTCCTGCGCTGACCGAATACCGCATGGGTGGCCATGTCCTAGGGGTAGGATGGTAACGTTCGTATTGGCGACGCAAAATCTCCCGCATTTGCTCACGCTCGGTCATCGGCTTACTTCTCCATTGACGGAGCTTCGAATTGTACGGCGGCGCCTTAATGCGGCAGCCCTGGTTGCAGCAGCACGCACCCTAGACAGTTCCTTCTGGTGTTCGATCTCGCGATCCTTCCATGCCTGATCCACTTCGGAGACCAAGTAAACCTCGCCCGACAACTGGAGCGACAAGCGTACGCCAGGAGGCAGCGGAGTGAGGTGGCCGGTGAATTGATACTTTTTCATGGTTGGCTCGCTTCGGATTGGACGGAAGCTCTCGCCTCATCGATCGCAGCATCAAGCTGCGGACCGTATCGAAGCCAAACCCACCGCAGCTTTTCGGCAAGCTTAACCGGTCCAGCTTCGTCGTATAGCGACCGGTAGAACGGACCTGGAGCGAACGGCTCCTTGTGCGACTCATCCCGCAGCCAGCGGTAACGTTCTGCGTCCCGCTCTAGCCCTTCACAGATCGTGACTATGTCGGTCAGCGCCTGAGCGCACCGCGCGTTGTTACTGTCGCGGTAGCCAGCGAGGATGTCTCCCAGCAGCATCCCCAAAGGCTTGGGAGCGCCACACATGATGCACGCCTTGAGCGATGTGAAGATGTGTCCGTCTGTTGCGCAATCAGCCATTGGGACTCTCCGTGGGTTGATTAGCGGGTCTATCTGCTTCAAGCATCGCTTTAAAAGATTCCATTCTCAGCTTTTCGTGATGGGCCAGAGTGGCCGTGATATCGCAGAACGAAACTTGCTTGCGACTTCGCTGGAGCGTGTAGCCATGCTCGGCCATAAACCATAGGAACTGGTCTACGGTGTAGATGTGCGCCTGTACCCAGTTGATAGGGTCGCGATGGTCTTTAGGCTCATCCAGGCGGTACTGCGAATGGATCGACTTGAACACGTCTTTCTGGTCGTGAAAATCCCGCATGAAGTCAGGCCAGTTGGATCACTGCCAATGTCAGCCGGATGGCGCTTGTCGCCAGTCCACGGATTGAATAGCCATGCAATGCGCCCGTGCCAGTCTCGATACTGCTGAGCATGGGAAGGGTAGGGGCGCTCGGTACCGAACGCCGGATCGAACTTCATCAGTCTGTCGCTCACTTCTGCTCTCCTGTCTTGCCCATATCGCCTCACTTCCCGTCCGGTCGCCACTTCATATGTGCAACTACGCCGAGTGCCTGCGCGTGGTAGTTGCTTTCAAGCCTTGGCTTTAGGTGGTCACCGCTCTTGTAGCCGCCCCACCGCAAGTCTAGGAAGCGTTCACCAAAGCCGCGCTGGAAGAGCCGAATCGAAACGCGCAATCGGTTTGTATTGATGATGTCCATAGCTATTCCCTCTCGCTCTCAGCAGCTCGCGTACGCTTGGATGAACTGCGCCGCGACTTCTGGAACGATTGCATTGCCGTAACCCCGCAATCGTCCCACTCGGGCCGGTATCCCATGAGCCAGCGGGAATGTGCCGGATTCAACTGGCCGCCATTTGTCATCGCGGCAATAGATCCAATCAGCTGCGCTCCAGAAGGCGCCGGTCTTTCGTCGCTCCCGTGCGAATCTGGAAATCCTCGCTTGTTGGCACTCGGGCTCGACCAGGCTGCTAGCCATACCGTTTTGCGACTGCTGTCCGTGTTGCCCGCTTCGTTGTAGCCTTTCTGCGCCGGCGTGCCCGCCATCGGCGTTGGCCACGTCGCCAAGCAAGCGACCGCTCCGAGATCCGGCCCATGATTTCGCATCGCTTCGCGGATGCCGCCCTCCGTTGATCTCACTCCCTTGTTGGCCAGCGTCGCTGTTGGCGTCGGCCACGAACCAAAGTCGATGTCGTCCGTGCGGAGCGCCAACGCCCGCAGCAGGGACAACGGCGCGCCCGAGAGCGTAACCAACGGCTTCCAAGTCAGTTTGAACAAGGTCGAGCCAGCCATGCTTAATTGCTGCGTCAACCTGTTCACCAAAAATGACTGCAGGGCGTCGCTCCTCGATGAGGTGGAACCAAGCTGGCCATAGGTGCCGCTCATCAGCAAACCCCTTTCTCGAGCCTGCCGCGCTGAAAGATTGGCAGGGACAGCTACCCGTCCAGACAGCACGATCGTCGGGCCATCCGGCGATTCGCAAGGCTTCCGCCCATCCGCCGATGCCGGCGAAGAAATGGCACTGCTGGAATCCAGCAAGCTCAACTGGTCGGATGTCTTCAATGCTGCGCTCATCAACCTCTCCGTCTGCAATCACGCCTTGGCGAATCAGCTGTCGCAACCACGCTGCGGCCTGCGGGTCGATCTCGTTGTAGTACGCCGTCATCGAGGCGGTACTGTCTCGTGAGCGGCTAACCGGCCACAGGGCTGTGAGTAGCCACAGCCGTTGAACTTCACATCCTGCGGATCACGCCCACACTGCGAGCACTTCCACTGGTTATAGAATGCTGGCAAGACGCCGCTACCGTCAGGCAGCACAACAACGCCACGGTTGTCGATCGGGCCTTCGTTTGGATCATGCAGAGTCGCTGGCGGCGGTGTGGTAGGTCGCGGTCCAATGGCGTCACGCGCAATGCGCAGCATGCCTTCAGGAGCGGTCATGTCACCTTCGAAGACAATCCTTCGCAGCGCTTGCTCCAGCTCCGCCATGCGCTGCGCCTGATTGGAATACTCGCGCCACAGATTGTCGATGAAGGCCAGCAGCACTTTGTTGCTGTCGCTGACCTGATATCCATTGCGGACGGCATTGACGGCCGCAAGGTCTCGGTCGAAATCAGCGGCGAGGTTCGTTTCTGCGGCGTGCTGGTCACTCATCGGTTGAGTACTCTTTGAACTGTTTTCCATGCGTCACGTAGTACCTTCATATCGGACTCAAGGCTGGCTATCTTCACATTCTGAGCTTTGCAAAGATCCCTCCAGAAATCGCGCTGCTCTTTCGTGCGGTCGAAGACATCCCGGCTGACTTCTTCCTCTTTGGATACTGACTCGATGTCGCTCATGGATTTCTCGCGTCGTGAAGGGCCGCTGCGGCTTCTTCCCGGTTCATAAGCTGTGGATGGCCCCATTCCCAGCCGCACGTCTTGCATCGAAACAGCCAGCCGTAGTTAAGCAGCTCGACATTGTTTGTAGTTCTGCAACCAGGGCAGTCGGTTTCCTTCTCCTTCGCCTCTCTCTCCGCCACCATCCGCCGCGCGTGCTCGCCAATGCCGTCGATATCATTCATCTGATGACTCCTCTGCTGCTCGACAGTCCGCATACATTCCATAGGCCAGAAAAATAAACCAGCCGCCAAGAGCGAGGCACGAGACCCATATCGGAAGCCATTCCAGTAGAAGTATCGTGACGACGCTGAGGCAAATTGCGACAACTAGGAGTGCAACTGCGCCGCAGATGCTCAAAAGCACGCAAGCAGCCTTCGAATTGCGGCCCTTCTCAGAAGGGAGCGCCTCGCTCATTTCTCCACCGCCTTTGTTTCGTGCCTGTGTGCTAGGTCCACGACCGACATGTATTCGGCCTGAGTTCCGCACTCGTCTACGATCTCGCTCCAGTCGTTGTAGTGGGTGGACTGCGGGCCAGCAGGCGCATTCTTCAGGCACTCTGAGAACAGCTTCTGGCGCAGGGTTTGGTTGTAGTACCAGGTCTGTTCGGGCGGCTCACAGCCGGTTAGGAATAGGGCCGCTGCCAGTATTCCTGCGAGGCAGTATTCGGATAGTTTCAGCTCAGTCACTTCACAGCTCCCATTCGAATCAGTTGATACTGTGTGCGGATCACGGCTTCGAAGAACGACAGACGGACGCGCTCGGCTTGGCCGTCAGATAGATGCGTGCGGCCGTCGGTCAGGTCATGGCAGTCCTTGCAGAGCCAAGCACCAAGCAGGTCAGGGGCCTTCAGGCCCGTGCCGGTGATGCCTGCCATGCGGATGTGAGCCAGCACTGTGGTCGCCGGGTTGCCGTTACAAACACCAGGGAAACGCATTTGGCATTCCTTCCCATCAGCCAGCTTTCGTAACGCACTCATCCGACCATCCTCATTTCGTTCGGGTCCGGAATCCAAATTCCCTTCTCCGCCATAGTTCGTTGAATAAATGCCACGTAATCCATGAACTCGACCGTCGTGAGCTTGGAGCTGCGGCGTACGGGGCGGAGGCGGCGACGGCCGAAGCCTTCCAGCATTTCCCATCCGCTCCACTCGCCCAGGCAGTACTCGTGAACGTCGTCGGCATCCCACCCCGGCAGCTGTTGGCGAATCGCTTCATAAACCACTCCCCACAGGTAGGCGTTCTGCTCGTTGCTACGCGTCGGCTTCGCTTCCTTGATCTCGACCTTCCATGCTTTATCCTTGGCGAGCGCAGACAAGACGGCGACGATTCGCGTCAAGCTGCGCTCGCCCTTGGATAAAACGATGGACTGATTCATGTCGGCGATGCCTGCTTGTGTACGTATCGATCCTTCCGAAGCCGAACCGCATGAGTGAGCGAAATGCCGAGGTCCATGGCGAGACGGAACAGCGGCTTCCCGCCACGACGCCACGCCTTGACTGCGGCGATCTGCTCGTCAGTCACCTGTCTGCGGCAGCCGGCTTTCATGCTGCAGCCTTCTTGCGATTGTTTGGATTGCCTGATCGAACAAGTTCTTTCCACTTGCCTTTACCGCACACGCCTTTCTGCGCCACTGCATCAGCTACGTCGATGTACAGGTATTCGTCTGGCACAAGGTCTACATGGATGGCGTAGATCGATGCAGCTGGATCATCAGAGGCCATGGCATCGGCTACCTTCGAAACCCATCGCTCAATCACTGCCGGGTCTTGCTCGGGACGATTCTCTCCACGAGGATCGACCGTGACGACGCCCACAACCTCATGAGTACTAGCGTCAGCATCGTTATCGCCTTCGGTCGGGATGCAGAACGCTTCCATGCAGGCATATTTGTAGGCGGCAGACATAGCTTTGTTAGTGGCCTTGTCGCCCGAATCCATCGCTTCGCCGCAGACACGAATGGTGTGCTTGCTACCGTCCTGCCCTGAGACAAGATCGAATTCGACGTCTAGAACCACGTAGAACAACACGCCACCGTTGCGAGTCTCGCGTTCGGTGACGGCTCGATTCAAGACGCGAGGCAGAATCAGTAGCTTTGCTCGCGACAACATCGGCGCTAACGCGTTGTAGACGTCATCTATGCCGCGGAATTTGTAGCCCTGCTGAGCATTTTTGTTGTTCTTGCCGATGCCAACCTTAGCCATTTCTCCCATCACATCGGCAATAGCCATATAAACCTGGGGGATTGTTGCTGTCTCGCTCACGATGCCTGTCTCCTAAGTAGTGCCGGCGTAGCAACCTGCTTCGCCCGTTGAATTCGTAATTTGGCGACGTTGACGCGATCCTTGGCAGGCGCGTCGTAGATCGACCAGTCGCGCTTGGGCATGGTCAGATCGACGTACCTCGCCAGCACCCGAGACGGGAAGGCGACGAACATGTCCACTCGGCCTCGATAGTTCATGAAATAAGCTCCTTCGCCGCCTCGATCCGATCGTTATCCACTGGAATCCCGTGCTCGATGCAGTAGACGAAATAACGCAACTCATCTTCCAGGCGGATGTTGTGCATCAACTGCTCGCGGATGGTCTCGCCGTTGATCCGCTTGGCGAACTGCTTCATCCGCTCATCGGCCAGCTCAACTACGTTACTCACGCGCCCTCCCACATCTCGTCTTCGACCTGTTCCTGCTCTTTCTCGGTTTCCAGGTACTCGGCGATCTTCGCTTTCTCATCCAGCGGCAGATCGGTCCTCAACCAGTCCCGGCCAACCAACACCTCAATCGCGTTGACATCGGCAATCCAGTTCACGCCATCTGATGATTCGGTCATC